GTTTAACTCCATCAAGAACGCCAAACAATTTATCAAACAAAGGACACAAAACAAATACAAGATATATGCAGAAGAAAAAAGACACACGGAAACAGTTTACCGAATCACGACCATCCATCGGGGTGGGGGATATGATTCAGAAGGTAACGAAGGCCACGGGGATTGAAACCATTGTCAAGTGGTTGAACTCGGAGGATTGCGGATGCGATGCCCGTAAACACAAATTAAACAAGATATTCCCAAACAGAAAACCATTGTGCATGACGGAAGGTGAATACGATTGGTTTACACATTTCAAGACCATAAATTCCACCACCTTATTACCGATGGAAGCGGACCACCTATCTAAAATGTGGTCACGGATATTTCAAAGCAAAAGAATTTACAAGCCGTGTACTTGCAACCCAAAGGCATGGCAAACCATGATAAATGAATTGACACAAGTTTATGAAACTTATCAAGTGCAAGAATGAATGTGAGGTTTGTGACCACTACAAAGTAAGCACAGAAGAAAAAATCAACCCCACTGGACCCCACATAGAATCCAATTTAATTTATATTTGTGATAAGTGCAAAGTTAGGTTTTCGGATCGTGAACGATGGGGCGAATGGTTAAAACAAATTAGGCAACTGAATGCAGAAACACACACGGATATATCTTGATTACTTTGGATACGATACAAGCGATTGGATTGGCTGTGAAGTTCCTGATTGTGGAAAGCAATGTGTGGATGTACACCACCTTATTCCAAGGTCAAAAGGAGGCAAGGACACGATTGAAAACCTTATGGGGTTATGTCGTGATTGTCACCACGAAGTACACTTTGGAACAAAATTGAAAAACGAATACTTAATAACAGTACACCAAATAAATATGCACAAATGATTGAAGCGTATAACATAAACGACATTCGCCCAAATGATACAAATCCAAGATACATCAAGGATACCAAGTTTCAGCAACTTGTAAAATCAATCCGTGAATTCCCTGATATGACAATGGTACGCCCATTGGTAATTAACCAAGACAATATGATTTTAGGGGGAAACCAACGATACATGGCAATGAAAGAGCTGGGATTTACCACAGTGCCATGCCAAAAGGTAGATTGGAGTGAAGAACGCCAAAGGGAATTTTTAATCCGCGACAACACAAATTACGGATCGTGGGATTGGGATTCACTTGCCAACGATTTCAACTCCGATGATTTGGAAGATTGGGGATTGGAATTACCAAAGGTTATTGATGAGGTAGACGAAGAACCAACCATCGACACCCAAAAAATAACATTGGAGTACACGCCCGATGAATACAACCAAGTAAAAAAAGCATTACAAAAAATAGCATCAACACCTGAACAAGCCGTTTGGAAATTATTAGAATTATGAAAGCATGGAGGTCAGTAAACCGCACAATTCCCATTGACAACGAATGGGTATTAATAGACACAAGCCAAGTGGCTTACATCATGGATGGACAATGGTATTTGGCACATGACGATTCACCAATACCAACCCCATATATGTGGATGCCCATTCCAATTTTACCAAACGAATAATCGTGAAAAAATCGTGAACTATGCCGAACCCCGAAAACTTAACCCCATTTCCCCCAGGTAACAATGCCAATCCCAATGGCAGACCAAAGGGAAGTAAGAACCGAAGCACCATTGCGCGGAAATGGTTGGAGGTAATGCAAGAAAGCAAAAACCCCATCACGGGTGAATTGGAAAAACTATCCCAAGAAGATTTGATAACCCTTGCAATGATACACAAGGCAAGGAAAGGTGATGTCGGTGCGTACAAACAATTGATGGATTCGGGATTTGGTATGCCCACCCAACAAATTGATGTCACCACAGAAAAGCCAATCTTCAATGGCATTGACTTGGATGTTGCTGACAAGGATGTGAAATAAAATTAACTTTTTTCATTTTATATTTGGAATATCAAATAAAAAGTGTAGATTTGTTCCATGCAAATAACAATATTCAAATCGGAAGCAAAAGCAAAAGTGTACGAAATTTTTTCAGTAAAGAATCAAGGAGTTTATAAAAAAGACGAATTGGTTAGAATTGTAAAAACCGATAACATCAAAGAATTAATGGAGGATTTGAATTATGAATGTAGAGCAGTTGAAAAAACAATTGGATAAGATTGAAAAAGAATTGGACAAATGTAGGACTTCCAGTTTTGTTGATGGATTTGGAACATCAAAACACGCAAAAAAATCAAGGAAATGGGATTACTATGCACAAGAAAAAATGAGAATACTTAATTTGATAGATGAAAACAAACAACAAACAACAAACGGCAGTTGATAGAAAAATCGGGAATTCCGATAAATCTTTAGTTATTTACACACACAATGATGTCATAAATATGATGAATACATTTCATACAAGCATTTTGAATAGGGATTTATGTATGGCAAAATTGACGCCTATAAAAATTACCATTAAAGAATATGAAGCATTTAAAATATTCAAAGCAGGTCAAGAATCAATGGAAGAAGGTGGAAAATGTTTTGATCAATACTATAAAGACACATTCGAATAAAATATGCTACAACAGACAACAGCCCAGGTCAAGATAAGTAAATTGAGGAAGCGTGTGCGCATCGTTCGCGGTGGTACATCTTCCTCGGTTTAACCCCCATTGCTTCGGTGGTGGGGGTGATGATTCAAAAACATTCAGTATTATTCCCATGCTTATCACATACGCGGTGCAAAATCCAAAGTGTGAAATTAGCGTGGTATCGGAAACCATCCCGCATTTGCGAAGGGGCGCAATCCGTGACTTTCTTAAAATCATGGACATGGTGGGAATGTATGACCCAAACAAGTGGAACAAATCTTCACTCACATACACATTCTCAAATGATTCATACATTGAATTCTTTTCGGCGGATCAACCCCAAAAGTTGAGGGGTGCAAGGCGTGATGTTCTATTTGTAAACGAGTGCAACAACATCGATTGGGAATCGTACTACCAAATGGCAATCCGTACCCGAAAATTCATTTATTTGGATTACAACCCAGTGGCGGAGTTTTGGGTGGATAGTGAATTGGTAAACGACCCTGATGCGGAAATGATTGTACTAACCTACAAAGACAACGAAGCGTTGGACAAATCAATCGTTGCGGAAATTGAAAAGGCAAGGGATAGGGCAGAAACAAGCAACTATTGGCGTAATTGGTGGAGAGTATTTGGGCTTGGTGAGATTGGAAACCTTCAAGGGGTTATCTTTTCAAATTGGCAAACCATTGATAAGATTCCAGAGGATGCAAGGTTACTTGGTTGCGGTGTCGATTTCGGTTATACAAACGACCCTACGGCAATTGTGGCCGTATATGAGTACAATGGCCAACGAATCGTTGATGAGGTCGCATATCGCACGGGGATGCTTAATTCGGACATTGCAAAGGCATTGCCCAACTTTGTACCAGTGTATGCGGATAGCGCAGAACCAAAATCAATTGATGAGATACGGAGATACGGCATCAGAATAAAGGGAGTAACCAAGGGGAAGGATTCCATCAACTACGGAATCCAAATCATGCAAAGCCAATCGTATTTGGTCACATCCACATCCACAAACCTAATCAAAGAACTACGCAACTATTGTTGGGATACGGATGCCCAAGGGCGTACAATGAACACACCAACGGGCATTGACCACGGAATTGATTCATTTAGGTATCATGAAATGATGGCGTTGGGTATCAAATCAAACTACGGAGTGTATTCAATCAAATAAATTGTTTATTTCGTGTGGGTTTCGTATATTTGCAAAGACAAATAACAATGAAGCATATTAAATTGGAATCCTTAATTGTCGAAGATGAATACACAAACTATGTGTGCGAATCATTTGATATTGTGGATCGTGTAAAATCTGGGGTTACTATACCTTTTAATTTTAAGCGTTTGAACACAATGGATTGGCACATTGGTGCAATCGTTGGGGGAAGTGGAAGTGGGAAAACAAGCATATTAAAAACATTTGGTGAAATTAAAGAATCGTCATTTGACAATTCAAAAGCATTGATAAGTAATTTTAATTGGTTGACACCGAAAGATGCAACAATGTTACTCACATCAATGGGGTTATCATCAGTTCCGTGTTGGTTAAGGCCATTTAACACATTGTCAAATGGTGAACAATACCGTGCAACGATGGCTTATGTTGTGGCATCTGCAAAACAAGGCGAAGTTATTTTAATTGATGAATTTACATCGGTTGTGGATAGGGATGTAGCAAAATCAATGAGTTATGCGTTGCAAAAATATGTTCGGTTGCATGGGATTAAAATTATAGTTGCATCATGCCATTATGATATTTTGGAATGGTTAATGCCAAATTGGATTTGTAACCCAACAAAAGGGGGCGTACTCGAAGAGTGCGACTATCTTCGGCAAGGCAGACCAAAAATTCAATTATCGGTTAGTAGAGTTACATCGAAAACTTGGGATATCTTCAAAGCCCATCATTACATGACGGCAAGTGTGAACCAAAGTTGTACATTTTTATTGTTTGAATGGAATGAAAAACCCATCGCCATTGTGGCAGTAATTTCAACACCAAGAAACAACAACCCAAACGGCAAGGCAATATCAAGGGTTGTGGTGTTGCCTGATTATCAAGGCATTGGCATTGGTTCAAAAGTTTGCAATTTTATTGGTGGTATATACAAAAATCAAAAATGTGATTTGTACATTAAAACAGTGAATCCAGCATTGGGGGAGTATTTCAACAAATCGGATCAATGGGTTGCAACAACTCACAATGGTAAAAAGAGAATGGATAGAAATGAAAAGTATTATCCGAATAGATTGGAACGCCAATCATATTGCCATAAATACAATGGGCAATCAATTGGAGGTTATGAAGATATATTATTGAACATTGATTCAATGAGGACAAAAACACAATTAAAATTATTTTGACAAATGGAAATTAAAGATTATCGGTATTCAAACGAATTAAGAACAAAGGCAAAGGCATTGCCAATGTATGAGGAATTCATTAAACTGGTTGATGATGACAAAAAAGTACAAAAGTACAACACCATCCAAGATATGTTATTGGATGCGTTCAAGTGGGATGCAAGCCCACAAGGTCAGGACTATTGGCAATCGGTGTATGATTCAATTGTAATTATTGACCATCCAAGATGCCCCAAATGTAACCGACTTGCAAAGGTGACATTCAGCAAATCCAAGGGGAATTATCGGTGCTTTTTATGTAAAATAAACTACAAATGACAACACAATACCAAGAGGTGCATAACCTGAAACAAGAAATCAGACGGATTCGGTTGCAGATGATTGAACAGAAATCGGACTATGACAATTTAGTTCGTGCGTTGAAGCGTGAAATTGTCCAACCCAAAACCGATATCAATTTAGAACCAACCCCATGGCGTGAAGTATTACGGGCAATCTGTGAGGTTTACGACCTTACACCCGACACGGTGATAACAAGGTCAAGAAAACGAAGGCCATTGTATGCCCGTCATATGTTCAACCACATTTGCAGAAAGCGTTTAGAGATGACCTTTGAAGAAATTGGGCTAATCTGTGGGCGGGATCACTCCACCATCATTTCATCGGTGCGTGAATTTGAGGATATTTTGCAGACCGATAAGGAAGTTCAAAGATACCATGCAAGGGTTCACACCATCCTCCACGAAAGATTCCCGTAAACATTCGGGAATTTCTTCGTTTTATTGATATATGATTGAAAACAAAAAGATAATTGTACCTACCGAACTGCGTGATGTAAAGTTGCATCAGATGATAACATACAACGGGTTAAAACCCGAAATGGATGATGTATCAAGGCAGTTGGAAGCGGTGGCAATCTTTTGTGACTTGACCATGTCGGAGGTTAAGAATATGCCATTTGACA